TATCAGCGTCACGCTGCAGATCCGGCGCAACCGGTGAGCTGGCAAATTCCCCCGTTTTTACATAAGCTTTTATTTCCCGATCCAAAGTCGTGCTCCGGATCACAATCCTGTCAATACGGCTTAAAACACCGTCTGCCGTATCTAACGTTAATGTCTTATCACTGTCATTTTTGTACTTATACCCGTTGATATAGGCATTACCTGGCTTTAATGTTACTGTCATGTCACCGTTAGCCAGTACCTGGCATTGTGTAGATGGGTTCGGATAAATACCATTGCCAATAAAGTCTGCAAAATACTCCGCAAAGAACGCTGTAAAATATTTCCTGTCTCCATTCACTGATGGAAAAATTCCACTTGTTTCTGCCATATAATCACCCCTTTCTTAATTTTTTAATCTTGTCTATGATTGTTGGTGCTTCATCACCGAAAACTACATTTATTTTTTCGTTTCCGTCCTCGTAGACCTCTTCTATTTCTTCAATTCTTGTATCCAGTTTGACACCCCATTTCTTATTGATGTTCGTCACAATATCGCCCAGGTCATAATCTTCTTTATATTTCCTGTTGGCATTCACATCAATGGCACTGTCAAAAACACAAACTGCTTTTGATTCTGCCAGTTTCTCATTACCTTTTCCTTCCAGCAATGCCAAATACTCTGCTTCTGTCAGCGTCACACCGTCCACAACATTACTTAAACTCTTCTGATCATTAAATACTTCAAACCGATCCAATCCGGTTGCACTTCCTACCGTGGCCATGACTCTTTCTGATCCTTCACCGGTACCACCGACCAGGCAAACATTCCGGTAACTGCCATCACTTTCAGTATATTCCTGGCTTTCTACATTGTTATAATCCAAGGAAAAGATGCACCTTGGATTAACACTCTGGGCTGATGTCCGGTCCAGTCCTTTATAGGTTTCAAACAGCATTGATTTTGTTGCTCTGTTAAAAGCTATACGATGGCCAATATCTGATAATGTGCTTAACTTTTCCAGCTCATCAGTTAAATTCTGATAAGATGTCTGATAATCTGCTGTTTCGGTAAAATTCATCAGCGTTCCCAGTGCCAGTCCTGGAATAATTCTATCTGTATCCGTTGGATCAATCGAATTATTATTGACCAGGTCACGCATGGCCACTTCCACCAGTCCATTAATTACTTCTGTCCCCCAGACAATCCGGCGGTTTAGATATCCGGTCAGAAAATTTCCACTCACAACCAGAACTTCTTTCCCTTCATCTGTTACCTTTAAATTCCTGTACTTTATATATCCAGCTTCCGGATCCCCTGGCTTAATGATTGTATTTCCCCGCTGCAGCATCTCAATATTTTTAGATGTGGCCGGACAATGTATTTCAAAACCTCCTGTTTTCCGGTACCGGCGAACCCAGCGTAATGATGTCCGATTATTTACGGATGCCAGCATATTAAAATTTCTGTCTGCTACATATAAATCCATGCTACACCCCCAAATATCGGTCTTGCCGGTATATATTTACTACCAAGTTATCAAGACCGCTTTCAGCATCATACCGAAACAGGTTATCACCCTGGTTAAGCTTTAAAAAGGTCATATCTTCATCGATATAGTTAAAGGCATTGGATATAACCCCGTTTAGTTCCATTTCCACATCCTCTTCTGCAAAATGCGTATTGATCCGGATGATCTCACCGGCTTCCATTGTCTTGTTTATTTTGGCAAATTCCTGCGTATTTACATTAAAAAGTGAAGGATTTTCCAGCGTGGCCAGAGCCCGAAACTCAATGATCATTCCGCTGTCAACATCTCCATTATTAATACAATTGACAATTAAAGATGGCTCCCTGTGCCCCATGATGATTCCCTCTTCTGGGATCTGCAGCCCTTCAATGTGATCAAACTCAAAATCTCCTACCCACAAGGCAATTTCATCTTTCGATTTATACAGATCTTTCCAATAAGGATCACTGGCCACAATGGATATAACACATTCACCTCTTCGATCATTGGTATTCACAATAAAAGGTACTTTTGCCGGTATACATTTTATAAACAGATCTTTTTCACCGTCATTTTTTATCAACTTTCCTTCATCAAATTTGGGATTTAATACTCTCCTTAGTTTTGACTTAAGTTGATTAAATTCGTCCTTATTGCTGCCAATAACCGATACTTTTAGTGTGATGTCACTATCATCCAGGGTATTGCTTAAATAGGTGTTCCCGTCTTGTCCGGCCCCTTTATTAGTATGATTGACTACTGCTATGCTCTGCGAAAAATCTTTAAGCCAGAAAGGAGCAGCGTTTGTGAAAGTTATTTCTTCTCCCTGACTGTTTTTAAACTTCAGTGTTTTCACGCGCTCCTCCTTTATTCCAATTGTAATGCCAGCTCCTGCATGGCTCTTTTCATTTGCCTTGCACTTTCAGCCGGGCTTAATTCTTTTCGACTGTAATTATTCTGCGTAAATTCAATCTTTGATCCTGCCAATACGCTGCCACCACTGTTTGCATAAGGGTTTTCGCTGGCTGGTATGATTGCTTCACCCTTATGGATCATGGCCAGCATATCATTTGGTACATACCGCGTACCCACAGCATAACTGGCACCAGACCATAACTGCATCGGATCCACATACTGGCCGTTAATCAGTAAACCAAAATGAAGATGCGCTCCATAAGATGCGCCTGTATTTCCCACTGTTCCAATATATTGACCCAGTGATACTGCCTGCCCTGCAGATACCGCAATGGTATCAAGGTGAGAATAAGAAGCTGCTATGCCATTTCCAAAATCAATGATTACCTGGTTTCCATATCCACCATTATATCCTGCAGAAGTTACAGTCCCATTTTGAATGGAATAAAGCGGTGATCCGGCTCCCACTGTGTCATTAAAATCTAATCCTTGATGGTACTGGCTCCCAACTGATCCGATTCTTTCCCCAAAATCTTCATCCCAGGCAAAGTATTCATCAAAAACTGATTGTCCAGTTGGTGCCCCCCAGAACATGCCATCTAATCCGATAGCACCAGCACCAAGATTAATGCCTAATTTTGATAAAAGTTCAGTTGCTGAACTTCCCAGCGTTGACATCAGTGTTCCAATATTCAATAATCCATTTGAAAATGATTCTTTCATCTGGCTTACAATGTTATCAACAAATGACATTAGGTTATCACCAGAAAGCCCGTTGATTAACCCCTGAATCATGAATTGTCCAATTTCTTTTAATACTTTTGAAGGTGATGCAATTCCAAAACCATCTTTAAATTTTTGTATGACACTGTCTACAAGCGTTGTTACGCCTGTATAAACTTCATCAATTTTATTGCTGATACCTTGAGCCATTTGTGTCATCATAGATTCACCAAGGCTTAATAATTCACCCGGCAATCCTTTTACCGCATCATATATCGTGCTCTTAATCAAATCCCATTTGGTTTGAGCATCAGATTTAATTTGATCCCATTTTGTCAGCAAATCATCAAGAATATTCTGGGCTTTATTAATAACATTTTCATAAATTCCACCAGCTTTAGTTGTGATGTCATCCTTGATATTCCCCCATTTAGTTTCTGAATCAAGTTTGACTGCATCCCATTTTTCAGCAACTTTTGTGGCCGTATCACTGACTTTTTCGGTCACATCATTTTTTATATCTGTCCATTTGTTGGCCAAATCATTTTTGATATTACTCCATTTTTCTTCAGAGTCATCCTTTGATTCCTGCCACTTATCAGCAACATTCTTTGCTGTATCTGTCACCTTTTCTGATACATCTGTTTTAATATCTGTCCACTTATTGGCCAGATCTTCTTTGATATTATTCCATTTTTCCTGTGAATCCTCTTTTGTCTCCTGCCACTTATCTGCAACCTTTTGGGCTGTATTAGTTACCTTTGTTGTCACATCGGCTTTAATATCTTCCCACTTTGCAGCCAGATCTGTTTTGATGTCATTCCATTTATTTTGCGTATCTTCCTTTGTTTCTGCCCACTTATCTGCTACTTTCGTGGCGGTATCAGCCACCTTAGTTGTCACATCAGATTTGATATCTTCCCACTTAGCCGCCAGGTCACTTTTTATAGCTTCCCATTTTTCAGCCGTATCTGTCTTAGTCTCATCCCACTTTGTTTTAATATTTGTGGCTGTTTCTGTTACTTTGTCAGTAATCCCCTGCTTAATATTGTTCCAGGTATCCGATAAGAATGTTGTCAAAGCATTCCATGCTTCTGATGTGGCCGTTGTTATATTTGTCCATGTCTCTGATATTTTAGTGAAAATACCACCAAACACCAATTCAAACATATTTTTCATACCATCAAGCGCATTTGTAATAAAGTCGACAAAGCCCTGCCCTATCGATTGAGCAAACGCCCAGGCACTAGCCCAATCACCGTTAAAGATTGCAAAGACCATTCCGACAAAATTTCCTATTATAGAACCTAAATTTGCAATTCCTTCAATAAATGGTGCGATTGCTACAATGATATCTGCAAATCCATTAATAAACTTATTGACAAATTCAGTAACAATCGGTAGGATTGTCGTCCCAATGAAGTCGCCAATCTGCTGCAGTATCGGTGTTGCGTTTGCAGAAAATCCTTGAAATGCTTCCAATGCTGGCTGTAATGCTTCTTTAATTCTTTGCATTGCATCCTGAAATGTTTTGGCAACAATATTAAATGCTAATTCTGCATTTTTCCTGAACGTTTCTGAATTATCCCAGGCCCCCTTAATTACTGCAGCGATCGCTGCGATCGCTGCCACTGCAATTCCAACCGGACCGGTTAATGCGGCCATGGCTCCTGATAGTCCGCCGGTTGCTCCTGCTGCTCCACTAGCAGCACCCGCTAATCCGGATGAACCTAATAAACCAAGAATATTAGATAATCCACCTGCAGCTGATCCCAAAATCATTAATAATGGTCCAGCTGCGGCTGCTAAAGCTCCGATTACTACACTGGCCTGCTGCATGTTAGGGCTTAACTGATCAAACCATTCTCCCAGCTTTTCAACTCCTCCGGCCACCTGTTCAATCACCGGAGCTGCCGCTGTCATAATTGTTTCGCCCAGAGTCGAGAATGCAATCTGAATCCGTTGGAAAGCCATTTCTGCTTTGTCTCCACCATCTAGTAGTTCATCATAGGTGCCGTCTAAAGTTCCCTCTGATCCTTCAATAATGGCTAAGAAGTCCTCAAATTCAAACCGTCCACCTTGGATAGCGTCAGCCAAATCCGGCCCCGCCTTTTGGCCAAACACTTCAATGGCCATGGTGGTTGCTGATGCAATATCTGGTGCTTCTTTAATCTGCTGCAGAGTTTTTCCAAACTCTTCTTTTGCATCTTTACCTTCTGCTGACCAGTTCGATATTGCTTTTTTCATGCCCGAAAAAGCAACTTCAGTATTAACCCCTGCTTTTTCCCATCCGGCGAAAATCGCAATCGATTCTTGCGTATCAAATCCCAATGCCCGCATTGGTGCGCCGTATTTCGCCAGGTTTTCTGTTAAAACATCAATTGATATTCCACTTGCCTGGCTGGCAGATGATAACTGATCCAGGATTGTTTTGTATTCACTTGAATCAATCCCTGCATCATTCATGGCTCTGGATACCAGGCGGACCCCTTCGGTTGCATCAATACCCGTAATCTTTGCAAACTTCAAAAAGTCGGTACTCATTGTTTCCAGATCATCACCTGTCACGCCGAACCTGGTGTTTACCTCGCCGATCGCCCCGCCGATATCTTCAAAACTTCCGGATACCGTTCCGGCAACATTGCGATAGGTTTCTTCCAGAGATGCAGCCGCATCCCCTGTGGCACCGGTGGCTTTAATGATCGTGTCCATTCCTTCATCCACTTCATTAAACGAAGTTACGGCAATAGCACCCAACGCCATGAGCGGGGCAGTCACACCAGCGGTCAGCGATCCGCCTACATCCTTCATTTTTGTTGATGCTTTATCCAGCTTGTCAGACATTTCATTGATAGAAAATGTGCTGATTTGTTTATTAACATCTTTGAGTGCTTTTTCCGCATCATAAAGCTTTGTTTCGGTGTCTGAAAGCTTTTTATTGGCAGCATTCATTTTGCTGGTATTGGAATCAATGGCATTGTCATTGTTTTTCTGCTGCTTTTCAAGCTTGGAAAGTTGGTCCGAAAGTGCCTTTGCTTCATCAGAATTCTTGCCATAAGCCTGTTTAGCTTCTTCATATTTCTGACTTGTTTCCTCAACCTTCGTGGCCAGTTCGCCCTGCTTAGTTTTAAGCTTGTCCTGCTTATCAGTTAAAGTCTGGATATATGTTTTTTGTGTATCTAATGCCTGAGACGCCACTTTAACTTTTTCGGTCAGTAATTCCTGCTGACTGGTCAAACCCTTATACTTGTCTTTGCTTAGTGCTGCCTGTGATGCAGAAGCTTTCATGGATGAATCAATTGTCTTAAGTTCTTCATTCATTTGCTTTGTAGCTTTCTGAAAATCAGCTATATCCGCTCCGACTCTAAGTGTTGCACTTGCCATCAGTTATCACCTCCGTTTCTGATCCAAAATATAAGCCCTTCATACAAATCAATATAATCAGCATTCCAGGCATCCAGATATGAACAGTTCAAACATTTTGAAGCCAGTAAACAGGCTCCCTGCAGGTCTTCAATAATACTTTTCTGCTCATCCTCTTCTTTGATAATGCCCCGCTCTTTTAATGCTTCTTTCATGGGGCTAAATTCTTTTTCTTCGTTTAGTTCATCCAGTTCTTTTTGCTTTTCATTCAGTTTTTCAAAGCAATAAGAAAAAAACCACTCATTGACGATCACATCAATAGCGGTTTTTTCTTCATAGAACTTAGGAATCTGCTTATCTTCTAGGTATTGCTTGATATTTTTTGCGCTAAATTTTGTGCGCTTTTCTGAAAAAAATCATCATACACCTGACTAATCCGTTCAGCTGCGCCCTTCTCAATGTTGATCTGAACCTCACGAACAAATGTAACGAGTTCTTGAATGTCACCTTCTTCATCAATCCGATCTGCTGTCAGACCTTCTTTTTCAAATATTCCGGCAATTACTGTTTCAACCTGTTCAAGTGCCTGATCCGTGTAATTGTTGTCCCGAAAAAGATCCATGTCCGCCACAACATTAAGCATGTCTCTGAACTTCTTATAATTTCTTGGGGACAGCTTTGTTAAAGTAAATTGCTGATCGCCAATATTTAAAACAACTTTCATGCTACCTCCTTATTAAACTGCAAATGTTGGTTCTTGCACAGCTGTAAACCAGTCATCCAATGCCGCTGCTGCGTTTGTATCCGTTTCTGTTAACGCTTCTTCATTAACTGTAATAGAAATTAGGTTTTTGCTGTCCCCATCAATAACAGTAGGTTTTCTGCGCTGATAGAACTTACCCTTAATGGATTTTGTTTTGGTATTTGTTTTATCTGTTTTTGTTTCGTATTCGTCCCCTTCTGAATTTGAAAACTTCCCGCAATAATACCAGGTTAATTCCATTTTCCCGCCGGTTCGCTCTGAAGCAAATCCCAGCGCCATTTCTTTAGAAATATCCTGGGCTGTTTTAATCAGGTATCCTTCTTTGTTGATGTGGCCAAACAGTAAAGCCTGCTCAGACGGGCTTAAAGCGTTAAATTCAAAATCCACATCGGAATCCGTATAGTCATTAATAACCTCTTCCAGCATGTTTTCTGAATACAGGTTATCATCTGAATAATTGTCTGTTACCTTTGCCTTGATTGCTCCAGAGACAAAAACAGGCGTTCCAACCGTGTAGGTAGTATCTGTATTGGCAGTAACTTCTGCCACATGAACATTGTATAAAAACCGTGATCTTGATTTTGCCATTTATTCTTCCTCCAAAAGATAAAAATTTAATTGAATGTGGAAATAGTTAATTTCCTGTATAAACTCGTTTCCATTCCCCAGCCAGTCAAAGCCCACCTGGGAAAGTTTTTCCTTTATCTGATCCTTGTAATCATGCACTTCAACTTCAACTAATCCCAGCACATGAACTTCCAGATCATGGCCTGTACCTTCCACAAATCCATCAGAATCAAAGGCCGGGTATTCAGCCGTTTCATTGAATACGACATAAGTACAGTCCAGATCTTTTAAATAAGTGCTCTGGTAGACATTTTCCAGCTCTTGCAAAGCCAGAAACACCTTATCACTTAAAATCATCCCATCACCTCTTCAAGCTTTTTCTGGTACTCTTCTACGCCTATTTCATTAATATGCGTAATTACCGCTTCATTTGCACTGCTGAAAAGCTCCAGTTTAGCAATCTTAGGAACCGGCCTGTTATAATTTTGCGGGGCTAAATGTTTATCCACCCCTTCTTCAAAGAATTTTGCATAAAAGTTTTCACTGTTATCCGATGGCCGCCAACCGATAAAGCCAAACATCTGGCCGTTTGATGTCTTAATGCCATCGACCGGAATGTTATCCGCTGCGTGTTTGCCTGGGATTGATCTTGCCCGTCCTCTTTTTGGCCCGGAATCCTGCACGTTTAAAGATTTCGGCACCCGCTTTTTGACCAGTTCCTTACCATAGTCCTGTCCGGATTTGATAATTTTCTTATTGACCGCTTTTAATGCCTCTTCTGATGAAGCTTCCCACAATTTTTTCTGCAGCTCTTCAAAACCTTCAAATTCTATTCTTACTTTCATCTTACTTCACCGCTTCACACCGAATTTCAAGATATTGACGATTATTTTTAGCAAAATCAATATCATAAATCCGGTATTTATTCTCGTTGAAAATGATATGATAGCCCTTGAAATTCCATAATGCTTCCATGGCCTTGCAATAACGGATCTTTAAAACGATGATGTGCGACATTTCAGCCTGCAGACTATTATATAATTCAGCACTTTTAAGGCTTAACGGCTCTGCCCAGCACTCACGAAACAAAACCGGCGGTGCGTCAACAGGTCTTCCTGCCACACGCTCCCCCGGTACTTCCTTCATAATTTTAATTTTTACGTTTCTTCCCATTGGGCACTCTCCAGATGTTCGAAAATCGTCATGACAATAGTTGACTGCTTTGTTCGATCGGCCACAGTTGTGGATCGTTCGTCATACATATCCTGGATAATTTTCTTTTGAACCAGTATCCCGGCTTTTTCATATTCCGGATAATTTTTATAAGCAGATCCAACCGACTTATCAATATAGAAATCTGATAAATCGATTAGATCACTGATAAAAGTATCATCATCGTCAAAGTCCACTCGGAGATACTCTTTAACCTCCCCGAGTGTTATTTTCCCACTCGCTAAATCCATTCATTATCCCCTCATCCTCTTAGGCTGGTTTTGTAAATTCTACAGACAGGCAAGCACGATCATCGAGTTTAGCGAC